CTATCTAACAAGGAACTCCGACAAGTTCCTGGAGGTCTTTAGAAGCAGCAAGATCCGTTTAACCCAACGGACGGGCAACAGTTCAGACACTTATGGTCTGAACTAATTAAGTGCTACTATTCGCTCACTTAGAACAGCAAGGTTTTACCCTTGCTGCCCCAACATCCACCATGACCCATACGTGCAAACCATAAAACATGATTCTCATCACGATTGGGTTCACCCTTGGCTGTCATCCATGATGCAGGGAAGACATCAAGCCAATGGACGTCATTCTTAAGTGTCAAGACTGAAAAACTCTTCCACTCAGATTCCATCTGAGCAGTCACCCTAGTGCCAGTCATAGCTTCAATCAACTTTCGTGAAGCATTCGTTTCATAATAAGGACGTATATCATCTAAGAATGCAGTCGTGTTGATGTCTATCAGCTCTCTACGTCCCAATTTCATTGCTGATTCTCTGTCAAACGCCGAAGACTGCCAATATTTATGCCATAGTTCATAGGATGCTTGACGCGACAATTGAGCAAACACATTAAATATTGGCGCGTATCCTTTCCAAAGTGATGCTCTAGCTGCATGAGCAGCAGCAGCAACTTCCAAGCACCCAGCTTCAGACTCAATTGCCTTCTTAGAAGTTGAGAAAGAACAATTCTTCAAATTCCTTCTAAGATCAGGAAGCCATAACTGAGATAGACCCCCTGCTGCAACCAAGTTGCACATACCAACAAAACCAGCAGCTTCGCCTACATCTCGGTGGAACAATTTCATCCTAAAGCCCAATGAAGTCCAAACTTCAACAACCTTCTTCTCATATTTCATGATGTTCTCACCAAGGGCCAAAATAGAGTCATCTCCTTCAAATGCATAAGAAAACCTGCGATATCTACGCGAATATGCTGAAGAATAACTCTTACAACCCTTGTGCATCATTTCAACGGGCTTATCGGAAAGAACAACTGACCAACACATCTTATTCAATAACCAGTTACCTACAGAAGTTCCACCCCAACCACTCCTTCGTATAGACTCAATACATATGTATGCAGAGAACTTCTTGCTCAATTGGATAGGATCAATGTTGCCTCCATTGAACTTACCCATGACTTCCTCATAATTGAGATCATGAGATTTGAGCATCCACTCATCAACAATAGAGTGGTCTCCCATAAGCTCTCCGATAATGTGTGAAAGGATACGAAGCTCGGTCAATTCCCGCAATTCCAATGTGCAACATGAGTCCCAAGCAGAACCATCTCCTTCAATAACATATGCTCTTCGATGATCTCTGTTGCCATTAGCATCCTTATCAAACAAACGTAATCGAGCACTAATGTCCCGAAGTGCTTCATCCTTAGGCTTGTGTTTTATGGATTCATCCTGATAATACTCAAATAAAATGTGTTCAAAACACTTCAACTGTAAAGATTCAGCAACTTGAATCTGATCTCCACAAGACACAATAGGACGACAAGCCTTACCTTTCACTTCCATAGTCTCATTTTCTTTAACCTGAAAGGCTTGTTTAAATGGAACACCCTTCTTCAATTGCTCATAAGCTTCTTCAATCCTAGTAGGTGTCCACTTCTTACTACAGAGATCTTCCAAATATGGATGTTCTGAACGAAACTCTGCAATCTTCTCGGGAGTGAAAACATTATCAATCATCCACTTAGTACAATTGGATAATTGCTTACGAATAATTGGATTTGGTTTGAATGGAAGAGGATTAACTCTTTCACGCAACCCATTCTCCAAAGTACCAATCTCACTTCCGAATACTTCCAAAGCAGCTCCGTCAGGTGCAATCTGAACTCCACCAACTTTAGGTGGTGATGGTAACACTTCATCACGTTCATACCTTAAACGTGGATCACTCTCTTTAGGAACTTGGTGAGTCATAACCATGACACCATCGTGTGTTGTAGTCCTATTACCACCATCTCCAGGTTGCAATCGTGCTTCTTCTTCAACAACGGGTTCACGAACAACCATACGATTTCCTTCTTCATCTCGATCAGGCAGATCTCGTTGAACAACAGGTTCAACGTTCTCCAATTCTTCATCATTGTCAGGACCACCACCATTATCATAAATGGTGTTCAAACGTTGCATCTCTTCAGGAAAATCCTGCCTTCTTGGAGTAGCATCCTGAATATCTTCCAAACCTGGTGGTGGTCTTACAAATCTGCCCACACGAAGAGCAAGTCCTTTCTGATAAGCGGCAATAACTTGAGGAATAAGAAGAACAAGAGAAGTTCGTAAACTATCTCTAACATCATACCGCTTACACTGATTCACAACACCACAGTGAACAGACTCGTCAGCCTTCTTGACACCAACATTAGCTTGAGAAGCCGACAATATAAACTTCTCAAGACTCTCTGGCACTACGACCTCCTTCTCGACATACAAGTCAACATCCCGATACCACTGGTAAACAAAAGTAAGTAGGGTGCCAAAAGCAGTCATAGAAGACGCTTTAGGATAACGTCGCTTAAGAAGGTACGAACCATACAAAGCGACAAGGCCAACAGTAACCTTATTGGCGGCTTCTTCACCCGACCAGCGAGGGAAAGACTCAAACATAGATTCGAGAAAAGCTCC